CTGTATGGGCCGCTTTGATCACGTTGGTCGCTATTGCACCTACTGCCCATCTGTGGAAGGCGTCATGCCTGGCAGGTTTGTCCTGCATCCGATGGCTGACGCTGAATACAAAGCCAGCCGCCCGTACTGATGAAACAGCTACAGGACACCGCTTCTACCATCAAAACCCTTCGCGATGGCATCGCCAAGGGTTATTGGACCCTTGAAGACCTTGATGCAGCACCACCTGGCAGCATCAGCAAAAACCACCGCAACCTGCTGCGGGATGAACCCAAGGCTGCGCAGGTTGAAGCGGGCCCAAGCCCGCGAGACTTAGCACCAGCTACGACACCTGAACCCTTTGATTTCTGATGAGCAACCTGAGCCGCATTGAATTCAACGCCACGCCTGAAGAGCGCAACAGACTGAACATAGAGGCAGCTGCCCACGGCATATCACGCAAAGAGCTGATTCGTGAGCGTGTTTTGTATCCGCAGCGCGTCGCTTCCCTAGGCAATGGCCGTGACTCCATCGATCGCGCCATCACCGCTGTAAGCCGTCAGTACAACGGAATACCCAGGCACCAGCTAGAGCCGATCATCTGTACTGTCATATGCGCGTTAGCAGCAGAGGGTTGACGGTATGCCATAGGTATGCCAGATTGGGTTTGGAGAGATCCCACCTGATGGACCATCACAATTACATGCTCGACCTGTTCGAGTCGTTCCAACAGCACCAAGATCAGCTTGAAGCTTCAAACCTTCTAAAGCTGAAAGCCATGGAACCCGCCACCCGCTACTACGTCGAAGCCTCCCTTGACGGCAGGCTCGAATGGACTGAATGGGCTTACACACGCCATGAGCGTGATCAGCTCATCCAAGACGCCAAAGACTGCGGTTTCTCCTACACCGTTGAGGAGCACGACTGATGACTTACGAAATCACCAAAAAAACAGACGGATTTTGGTACAAGTGCTGGTTTCACTCTCCCGAGCTGCAACCATTCGCTGAAGTCGAAAATGCTCTAGTCGGAGCAAGCCTTGGCCCTTTTGCTACAGCTCAGGAAGCAGAAGCAGCTGCAAAAGAATTTATGCAGAGCCTCTAGCCACACCTCGGGGAGCCTGATGCCTGACTCTTTCCCCAGCAGGCTGAAAGCTATACAACACCCTGGGTGCAGGGAAAGGCAGGGCAGGACCATCGGCCTGATCCATCCCCCGACATCACATCTCAAAACCATGGACAAAGATTCCCTTCGCGCTCTGCAACGCCACAATGAACTCAGCCAGTTCCTCGACTATGAGCGACGCCTCAGAGCTGCCTATGCCCGCAGCCAAGATTCGCACCCTCGAAGACGGTTGCGTGAGGATTCAAGTCGGTGATGGCCCCGGTGCCTTTGTTGGCACTGTCAGCTCAATGCACCTCGTAGAACCAAAAATTCTGCAGCTTCAACAGTATTGGCGCAAAGTCCATCGCCCTTGAGCTACCCTTGTGCCAAACCCCTGTTAACTTCAGGGCATGGCAAAAAAAAGCACTAACACTGAAGTCGAAGAACGTGTCAATACTGTCTACCAGTTATTGCTGGAGTCGCATTCGCGTTTTGAGATCGTACAATATGGTGCGCAAAACTGGGGCGTGCAAGCACGTCAGGTTGATAAATACCTGGCAAGAGCAAGGCAGCTCATCGCTGAAGACTCAGAGATCAAACGTGAAGAATGGCTGGCATCTGCTGTGTCTCGGCTTGTGCAATATGAAAAACGCGCTGGTCGCAATGACAATTTAATGGTTGCCATGAAAGCCTTGGAGACACAAGCCAAGCTTCTTCAGTTCGACATCTGATGTCGTTATTGGCTGGACTTACAAGAGACGAATCACTGCTCGCTTTTGCTGAGCCTGTAGATGACGATCGCACAGAAGACATCGTGCAGGTCTTGACTAATGGCCTAACAGAACCACAGCGGCAAGTCTGGAATGCTGACCATCGTTTTAAGTTGCTCTGCTCTGGGCGGCGTTTTGGCAAAACCTACCTATGCATTACTCGCCTGATTTGCTGGGCGATGGAAAAGCCAGGCAGCCTCTGCTGGTACGTCACGGCCAACTATCGGATGGCTAAGCAGATTGCATGGAGGCAACTCAAGACGATGACGCCTGAAGGCATGATTGCAAAAAAAAACGAGACTGATCTGTCAATCGAATTGATCAACGGCAGTGAGATTGCATTGCGTGGTGCTGACAATGAGGACAGCTTGCGCGGCGTAAGCCTGTCAGCTCTTGTTGTAGATGAGGCGGCTTACGTCAAGCAGACAGCGTGGGAGATGGTGCTTCGTCCTGCTTTGTCAGATCAAAATGGTCCGGCATGGTTTATCACCACACCTGCTGGGCTGAACTGGTTTCACGATCTTTGGGAGCAGGCACAAGATCAAACTGATTGGGACACTTTCTCTTTCACCACGATCGATGGTGGCAACGTGTCTGCTGAGGAGATTGAAGCGGCACGCAACACGCTCGATGAGCGCACATTTCGCCAGGAGTACCTTGCCAGCTTCGAGACGCTATCTGGCAGGGTTTATCCAGGCTTCAGCGATGAAAACATCTCAGAAGACATCGTTGATACCGGTGGTCCTATCTATTGGGGCACTGACTTTAACGTCAGCATCATGGCAGGCGTCTTGGGTAGCAGGGTTGGTGACACGCTGCATATTTGGGATGAGTTAGCCGTCAAACAATCGAACACTGATGAAGTGTGTTCAATGCTTCAACAGCGGTTCCCAGGCCGCAAAATTATTGCTTACCCAGACCCAACGGGCTCTGCACGCAAAACCTCATCTGCTGGCAGAACTGACCATGACATCATCAGGCGTTTTGGCTTTGGTTGCATAAGCCCTAAAGCACCATGGGCCGTTAAAGACAAGATCAATGCAACGAACATGATGATCAAAAGCGCTAAGGGCAGCATCCGCCTTTTTGTTCACCCACGGTGCAAGCACACCATCAAAGCACTCAAAAACGTGACGTTTAAAGAAGGCGCTGAAGATTACGTGATCGACAAGACGGCCAACATTGAGCACTGGACAGACGGTTTAGGCTATTTGATCTTGGCCGAATACAATCCACTGCATGAGCGTGCTGGTCGTGGTACTGGCATTAGGCTTTACTAAACTGCAAGCATCGTCGGGCGGGATTTAGCTGTGTATTCAGGGTTCTCTGGGCGGCAACGTGTAGGCAACGTCACTCAGGTGAACGACCCGAATACAGCATGGGTCAACATGGAACCCCACTGGGGTTTGATTGAAACGTTATTGGGCGGAACGTACAAGATCAGAAAAGGCCACAGAAAGTACCTTCCGCAGGAACCAAGAGAGCAGGACATCAGCTATGACGCCAGATTGCTGCGTTCTGTTCTTGCACCGTATTACGTCAGACTTGAGCGGATGCTTGCAGGCATGTTGACTCGTAAGCCTGTGCGTCTTGATGACGTGCCGGATGTAATCCGTGAGCAACTGTTTGACGTTGACTTGCAGGGCAATGATCTACAGACGTGGTTGTTTGCGGCTAGCAGGGTTTGCATACGATATGGGCACGTCGGTGTCTTAGTTGATGCGCCTGCTGCTGGCCAGAACGGTCGTCCCTACTGGGTTACATACACGCCGCGAGAAATTTTAGGTTCTAGGACTGAATTAAAAGATGGCAAGCAGCAGCTGACGCAGTTGCGTTTAGCCGAAAAGATTGTCGTACCTGACGGTTTATACGGTGAAAAGCAAGTTGAGCAAGTCAGGGTATTGACCCCTGGTGCATTTGAAATTCACCAGAAAGATCAGAAAGGCGATTTCGTTATTGTTGATGAGGGCAGAACAAGCTTGAGCGAGATTCCGTTCAGTGTTGCCTACTCGAACAGGATGGGCGTGCTTGAGTCGTTGCCGCCGTTGGCTGATATTGCTGAGCTGAACTTGCAGCATTATCAGGTGCAGTCTGATCTGAGCAATCAGCTGCACATCTCCGCCGTCCCGATGCTCGCTCTGTTTGGCTTTCCTGCTGCAGCAGAAGAGATCAGCGCAGGCCCTGGGGAAGCAATGGCGTTGCCTGAAGGCAGCGACGCACGCTATATCGAACCGGCTGGCAACAGCTACGAAGCGCAGTTCAAGCAGCTCGATCGTATTGCTGAGCAGATCAATGCTTTAGGCCTGGCCAGTATTCTTGGCAGCAAATTGTCTGCTGAGACAGCAGAAGCTAAACGCATTGACCGCAGCCAAGGCGACAGCACCATGATGGTTGTTGCTCAGCAGATGCAAGACATGATTGACAACTGCCTGCGATTCCATGCTGAGTACATGCAGGAACGCACTGCTGGCAGCAGTTTGGTTAACCGTGATTTCATGGGCATCAGGCTTGACCCGCAGGAAATCCAAGCGTTATTGCAGCTTTACACCGCAGGCACGATCACACAAGAAACACTGTTGTTGCAGCTAGAGGCTGGAGAGGTGCTTGGTGATGACTTCGATGTCGAGCAGGAGATTGAGGCGACGCAAACTGGCGGCTTGATCGAAATGAATCAGCCGGAGCCGACGCCAACACCAGCAGAAGACGTCACAATGCCAGAAGCAGCACCGGAGCAGTCTGATGAACTGGATTGACAGGCTGCGCCGAGGTGAGCCGTCTGATCAAAGCAGTCAGCTTCTGTATTACGTGCGCAGTGAGCTGCTCAGTGAGTATTTTGCTGTCATCCGCGTTACATGGTTCAACAATAAAGGTATTTGCTGCATTAGTGAAACCTGCGTAGAGAAACGTGAAATAGATGTGTTGGCTGTGTTTTCTGATGTTGTAGGTATGGCCTTGCGTGCCGGGTCAAATGTTTGTGTAATTTGCGCAGAAGATCCTGAGTATTTGGGTATTTATGACACATGACCACACCTGCGGAGCTTTACAAAAATGCAATCGACCTCAATCGGTTTAGCAATAGTGTCGCGCGTCGAATTGTACGCACATATAACAATCTCATTGTGGATGCTGTTAAGCGTTTGGCTGCTTCTGACGTTGGTCCGACAGCTACACAAGCTGCACGGCTTCAAGCGATTCTGGCGCAGCTGAAGACATCGTTAGAGGGTTGGGCTGGGACAGCAACAGCAGTGTCTGTTGAAGAGCTGCAAGGCTTAGTTGAGCTGCAAACGAAGTTTGTAACCAACATATTGAACGGTGAGTTGCCTGATGATTTGCTCTTGCAGGTGCGGAGCGTGCGAATCAGCCCGCAGTTTGCGCAGGCTGTAGCGACCATCGACCCAACGACTTACAACGTCGTGACGCTGAGCGATGATCTTGGCGCGACAGTAGCTGGAGTCCCAAAGCAGTTCAAACTTGATATTGGCGATGGCACGACAATAACTTTGCCAAATGGGGCAACACTTGCTGCGTCATATAGGCGTCTGGCTGGGCAGCAGGCCGAGATATTTACGAAAGAAGTACAAAACGGTTTGATACTTGGCGAGTCATCGGACAAGATCGCAAAGCGTTTGCGTCGTCAGCTGACGGCTGTGCCCAATAACCAGATCAAGGCGATGGTGCGCACCAGCGTGAATCAAGTCGCCAATGCTGCAAGCCAAGCGGTTTACAGCCAGAATCAAGAGATCACTAAGCGTTACAGGTACATCGCAACGCTCGACAGCAGAACGTCTGCTATCTGTCGTGCATTGGACGGTCGCACGTTTGAATACAACAAAGGGCCAACACCGCCGCAGCATTTCAACTGCCGGTCAACCACTGTCCCGATCGTTGATTACAAGGGTTTAGACATTCCGCCGCCAAAGCCTGGCAAGCGTCGTAGCTCTGGTGGCTTAGTTCCTGCCGACCAAACGTATGGTCAATGGCTGTCTAACCAGAGCAAGGAAGTCAAAGCGGATGTGCTTGGCGTAAAGCAGGTGCCGTACTTCAACATGCTGTCTCGCAAGTATGGGCCGTCGGTAGCGATTAGGAAGTTTGTGTCGGCTGATGGTACGGAGGTGACGTTGCAAGAACTGCAAGCGCGTTATCCTGGTGTGAAGCGTTCTTAGGTCGCTATGCCAGGTCACTACGGACACGGTGGAAAGAAAAAACCTATGGGCAAGAAAAAGCCCAAGAAAAAAAAGAAGTAATGGCTAGGAAGCAGCGGCGCGTACCAAAGGACAAGGCCACTGGTCTGCCTAAGAAGTACCTGTCAGGTGCAAAAAATCGTGCTGCCAAAGCGCGTGAAATTAAACGGACTGCCGACGCCTACAAGCGCGGTGAGTTCATCGACATCAAAGCTGTTTCCAAAACGAGGACTAAGCAGGATGGCACCAAAAAGAAAGCCACTAAGCGCCGCAACAAAAGAAACACTCAAAAAAAAGGCTGATAAGTCACGATTCACCTACGGCCAGTTGGCTGCTGTATATCGACGCGGTCAAGGTGCGTATCTGTCGAGTGGATCGCGCAACGTGTCTATGGCTGCGTGGGCCATGGGACGTGTCAACAGTTTTGTTTCTGGTAAAGGCGGAGCCCGGAAGGCTGACGCTGACCTCTTGAAAAAGAAGAAGAAGTGATGGCTAAAAAAAAGGATCCACGATTAGAGCGTCATGGGCTTTCGGGTTACAACAAACCGAAACGCACGCCAAGCCATCCAAAGAAAAGCCACGTCGTTTTGGCGAAAGAGGGTGATCGGATCAAGCTCATTCGCTTTGGTCAGCAAGGCGCTAAGACAAAGCCACCTCGCAAGGGAGAGTCCCAGTCTGACAAGGACAAGCGTGCGTCATTCAAGGCGCGTCATGCCAAGAACATTGCAAAAGGCAAAATGAGTGCGGCTTTTTGGGCAAACAAAACAAAATGGAGCTGATAAAGTAAGACTGTAAACAACCTTACGGGTTATTCATGTCTGAAGAGCAAAGTCAGGGGATTACGTCCCCAGAGGCTCAAAGCAATTCTGAGCTGGATGCACTCAAAAAGAGTGTTGCTGCGCTTGAGAAGAAAAACTACGAGCTGATTGGCAAGCTGCAAAAAAATGAGCTGATAGGTGATGTGCCAGACGACTACAACGAACTAAAGGACTTTAAGCGTCAGGCTGAGCAGAACAAACTTGAATCAGAAGGCAAGTACACTGAGGCTCGTCAAGCTCTTGAGCAGCAGTATCGCGAGGCAACTGCTCAAAAAGATAAGCGCATTGCTGAGCTTGAAGCACGCGTCCGTGAGCTAGAGCTAATCGCACCTGCGAACACAGCATTGGCTGACGTGGTGCATGACCCCAGCATTGTATTTAAAGCTGATCTGTTGAAGCCAGATCAGATTGAACGTGAATCTGATGGCACGGTTGTTGTAGTCAATGGCTACGAGCGTAAACCGATTGACGAATGGGCCAGAACTTTGCCGAGTTACATGCAAAAAGCGCCTAAACCTGTTGGCAGTGGTGCGCCTGCTGGTCGTAGTGCTGGTGGAGACATTCCGCCTGGCACTAAAAATCCATTTTCCAAAAATACGTTCAATCTCACAGAGCAATCGCGCTTGTTTAAAACAGACCGAGACCTGTATGAAAGGTTGAAAGCTGCTGCAAACCGGTAGTATGTGAAGCATAGGCAGAGCTACGCCGAGCCGATTGGGTTACGCCCACACCGTAAACACCAATTTTTTGAGGATCTGTCATGGCGACTCTTCGCTCTGACATCATCATCCCCGAGGTATTTACGCCTTACGTCATTGAGCAAACCACTCAGCGTGATGCCTTTTTGGCTAGCGGTGTGGTGCAGCCTATGGCGGAGCTGAATGCTTCAGAAGATGGTGGTGACTTTGTCCAAGTGCCTTTCTACAAGGCCAACCTGTCAGGCGATTTTGAGCGTCTGACGGATAGCTCTTCCCTGATTCCAGGCAAGATCACTGCAGACAAGCAGGTTGCTGCTGTTCTGCACCGTGGTCGTGCATTTGAGTCACGCGATCTGGCTGCACTTGCTGCGGGCTCTGATCCGATGGCCGCTATTGGTTCCAAGGTTGCTGACTACATTGCCAACCAGCGTCAGAAAGATCTTCTGTCCTGTGTTGCTGGTGTGTTCGGTGCTGTTGAAGACACCACAGGCGCTGCCTTTGCTGGTCTGGCTGTTGATGGTCTGACCTCTGACACTCCGACCGAGCTTGGTCCTCGTCAGATTGTTGAGGCTAAATCGCTGCTGGGTGATCAAGGCGAAAAGCTCGCTGTGATCGCTATGCACCCGAAGGTGTATTACTCGTTAATGGAACGTCGTGCAATCGACTTCATTTACGACAACAACGGTCAACCTGACACTGGTGCAACTGACGGTTCTACCGCTCAGGCATTCGGCAACGTAAACGTTCCGACCTTTATGGGTCTGCGCGTTGTGGTTTCAGCTGACCTGCAAACCAACGGCGCTGCTCCTAACACTGAGTACGCCACCTATCTGTTCACTCAAGGTGCCATTGGCTCCGGTGAGCAACTCGGTCTCCAGACTGAGACCGATCGCGACATTCTCGCCAAGAGCGATGCTATGTCGATCGATCTGCACTATGTGTATCACCCGATCGGTTCTAAGTTCTCTACTGCCGTCTCTAACCCCACGCGGGCACAACTTGAGACCGTAGGCAACTGGACCAAGGTGTACGAGACCAACAACATTGGCATCGTGCGGATTACCAACACCAGCAACCTTGACTGAGGGTAATCACCATGGCATCTCTTTTTGAAGTAACCGCTGGTAAGGCAATCGGATACGTTTCCGGTTCTGCCGTTACCCAAGGCACCAGCAAGTCCACTGGTGTGACCATCAACGCCGCTGCTGGCGCGATCACCACCCATAACGCAAGTTTGGCTGGTGATGCCAATGTCACTTTTACTGTGACTAACAGCGAAGTTGCAGCTACTGACGTGGTTCTGGTGTCTGTTAAATCAGGCGCCAGCACTGGTCTGTATGCAGCTTTTGTTTCGGCAACTGCTGCTGGCAGCTTTAATGTCACCCTGGAAAACGTCGGCTCTACCGCTGGCGAAGTTGTGGTGATCAACTTTGCCGTCATTAAGGCCGCTGCGTCCTGATGGGGTTGTTCGCTTTCCGGCGAATGAAGGAACGTGAGGCTGCTGCGCAAGTGGCGGCCTCCGCTTCTGAAAAGCCAACAAAAAAGACTTCTACTGTGAAGCCCGATGGCAGTAACAATCAACGCAACAGCGGGCGACGCAAACGCCAACAGCTACATAACGCTGACTGAAGCGGATGCGTATGTAGAGGCGATGATCTCTAGCACCGATGTTTCTAAGTGGACTTCGGGCAACACTGACAGTCGTAATCGAGCCTTGGCCGCAGCAACGCAACGACTTGATCGTGAACGATTTTTAGGCGCACGCGCCACTGATACACAAGCATTGCAATGGCCGCGTACTGGCGTGCGAAAGCCCGATACCTACGTCAACACGTACGCTACTGGCTTTCCTTTTCGGATCTCTGAGGATTACTTTACGGATACTGAGATCCCTGATCAGATCAAGCGTGCTCAGATTGAGCTTGCCGTTTACCTACATAACAACGTTGACGGCATTAGCCTGAGCGGTCTGAACGATTTTAAGAACGTTAAGATTGGCAGCTTGGATGTGACACCTGACAAGACTGGTGCTGTTGGTGCTGACCACGTGCCGCCGATGTTTGAAAGGTACTTGACAAGCCTTAGAATTAGTGGACCAGGCAACATCGCTATCCGCAGGAGCTGATCATGGGTTACGGATCTGGGTATGAGCCGACAAAGGCGACACTTATTACAAATACGGCAGCCCAGACTGGTCGTTTTGTGAAGATCATGGCCCTGACGGATTCTGTAATTGCGTCGATGACTTCGCATTCGATCACGGAGAACGGCGTTGCATCTATCACTTCTGTTCCGTTTGACACATCAGCCTGTATTGAGGGAATCGAGATTACGAGCATCACGTTGGCTAGCGGTGCCGTCGTTGCCTACGAGGCCTGATGTCGTTAGCCAAGTCGCTGGAGAACGTAGCCGGTAAGGTCATCGCCAGGTTCGGTGGTGATGTAACGATTCGCTACGTTTCTGCTGGTGACTACGATACGACTACTGGCACGATTCCTGATTTCTCAACGACGATTGAAAGTCATGAAGTTAAAGGCGTTTTGGAAGATGTCAACACGCGTGAAGTTAATGAGCTGATTCAGGCTGGTGACAAGCGTTTGACCGTCGCGGCAAAAGATCTGCCATCAGTGCCCGAAACAAAGGATCGAGTGACTATCGGCGGCATTGAGCATCAAGTGGTTCGCGTGCAGACGACTGAGCAAGACAACACACCGATTACTTACGAACTCATTCTGAGGGTCTAAGGATGGCACGCGAAATCAAGATTAAAGACATCGCTGGCTTGATGGAGGATGAGATTGAGCATGTTGTTAGGGCAACTGCGTTGGAGTGGACAGCCGCAGTAAAAGAGCAAACTCCTGTTCGCGTGGTCTTACCTTCTGACCCGCCTTCTTACAGGGGAGGCGGTGATTTGCGCAATGCTTGGCAAACGCAGATTGGCAAGTTTCAAGCCACGATTACAAACAACATGGAATATGCAGAGCCTGTGTTGTACGGCAATAACTTGCCGCCCTCTTGGCAAGGACTCTATCGCACACGGCAAGGCACTATCCCTGGCTTCCCTGACTTGCTCGGCAAAGAGATCGCAACCAAACGCGTGCCTAAATTTATTACAGCGTTTAGGCGGCGAAACTAATGGCAGCAGCAGATCTCAATGCAATCCGCGCCACAATAGAAAGCCGTTTAGCAACAGAGCTTGCTAACAGCCCGACGCTGCCTGTCGTCTTTCACAACATGGCCTACGAGCCAGCACCAAACACGTCATGGGTGCAATGCCTGACGACGTTTGGCGCAGGAGAATATCTAAGCCATGGCGGCACAACTAACTCTCAAAACCGCATCGTCGGCTTGCTACTGCTCAACATCTTTTCGCCAAAGGGCGTAGGCCCTGGCGCGAACTACGTTATTGGAAAACGCATTCGAGACCTTTACAATAGAGCCATCGTGTCGGGGGTTTTCTTCGACGCTCCCACAGGCCCAGAGGCATTGGCATCGCCAACACCCGAAGGCTTTTTCCAAACACAGGTCCGTGTGACCTTTGAATTTATCGAGGAACTCTGACCATGGCTACTATTCGCGGCGAATCTGGATCTGTCCAGTTTGAAACTGGCGGAGGCAGTCTCGCGACTGTTGTCGGTACTCGTAGCTGGAGCCTGACAACAACTAAAGAAACCTTGGACACGACTGTCCACGGCAATACTTTCCGTCAGTTTGTTGGCAGTCTGGTCAGTGGCTCTGGCACGGTTGAGCTGGTGTATGACCCTGACGCAACCGGTCAAGCTGGTTTAATTGAAGACGTAGTTAAAACGGGCGACACCGCTGATGCGTCGTTTGAGCTGTTCACGACTGGATCTTCGTCTGGCACAGACTCTATTGCCTTCGGCGCAATTATCACAGACATGGAGATTACTTCTACTGTCGGTGAGCTGGTTATTGTGTCCTGCAGCTTTATCACCAGCAGCACTATCACTTCCAACCTTCAGTGATAAGGCTATAGTTTGAGCAATTGAGTTGTTTACTTAATGCCTGCTCAGGCTCGCACTGTTGACTTGCTGGTTGGGGCTTTTGACCTCAACCAGCGTCGCAAATTTGAACTGAAGAACGCAGACGGCAAAAAGGTTGTTGACCTGTTCTTCAAGCCGATCACACGCGCAGATCGTAAGAAGGCGCAAAGCTTGGCTGGCACTGATGAGGCGTTAGACATCAGCACGCAGATGTTGTGTCAAATGGCTGAGCTGGAGGATGGCAGCAAAGCGTTTGCAGCTGCTGATGCGGCAAAGCTTCAACGACAGCTGCCTGAATCTGTGTTGAATGAGCTTGAGCTGTTCTTGTTTGGTCTTGGCGAAGAGACCGAGATGGAGGAAGCAAAAAACGACTGAAGCAGGACAGCTGGACTCTGTTTGAGTTTCATCTGGCCTGCGAACTAGGCATGACCGTAAGCAGGCTTCGCACTGAGTTGACCGATGCTGAGCTAGTGCATTTTGCTGCGTATTACGAGATCAAGCGAGAGGAGGAAGAAAAAGCAATGGATCGCGCAAAACAGAAGCGGCGGTAGGATAGAAGCATTGCTGGGCAGCCGTGGCAAGGTCATCTGTTGAGCTTATTGTTGATGCCTCTAAGGCGATCAATCCGCTTAAGCGTGTCACGGCTGAAACAAAAAAGCTTGAATCCTCGGTTGGCAAAGCGCAAAGCGGTATTCGTCGTACAAATCGTGCATTTAAGGAGACTGGTCGTGTAGCCGAACGCGCTTCAAAGGGCGTAAACAAACTTGGAGGAGCAATCCGTGGTTTAGTCGCTGGTTTCGGGGCTTTTCAAGCAGGTAAGTTCGTTATCTTTAAAACGGCAGAACTTGAGAGGCAGACAAAAAGCCTTGAGGTTCTGACTGGGTCACTAGGCAACGCTCGCAACATTATTAGCGAACTGCAGCAGTTTGGCGCTGTAACGCCGTTTACGAGCGCAGAACTTATTGAGACGGCAAAACGTTTGAAGGCGTTTGGGTTTGAGACTGAGCAGGTAGTTAATGTCACTAAACGTCTAGCAGATGTTGCTGGGGCAACGGGCGCTGACCTTGGCGGCATCGCGACAGCGTTTGGTCAAATTCAAGCAAAAGGCCGATTGCAGGGTGAGGAGCTGTTGCAGCTGCAAGAGCGTGGCGTGGGTCTCCAAGACGAGTTACAGAAGATGTATGGCTTGACTGCGGATGAGTTCCGTAAAGCTCTTGAGGGCGGCCGCATTAGTGCAGATGCCGTCAATTTAGCCCTGCAAAATATCACCGATACAGGCGGCAAATATGCAAATGGCGCAATCGCCCAGTCTGACACGCTTGCAGGCAAATTCAGCACTTTGGTTGATCAAATCGAGCGTGTTGCGCGAACTATTGGCGAAGTGTTGACGCCCGCATTAAAAGGCGCTTTGTCATTCGCGATCCAGACTGTTGATCGTATCAATCAAGCTTTTGCGGCGGCGTCAATTACAGAGCAGCAAAAACAGGGCTTTAAGTTAGAAGCCGAGCAAGAGGTGATGCGTTTTGCTGGCCCTATGCCAGGAGGAGCATTTGGTGCTGGCGAAGTTGTTGTAAGGCATCTTGGCAAGACATATAAGGGGTCGGCTTCGTCGGTTGTTTCTCAGATCACAAATGATTTGATCAATCAAGAAGTGCAGCGCAGAACTGCAGATGCAAGAGGCCCAGGCTTTACGTCTACAGTTATGACTGATCCACCTGCGTTGCTTGACCGTACTAGCTCTACCGGCGGCGGCAAAGATCCAGCAAAAGCTGCTAAAGAAATAGCAAAAGCTTCTGCCGAAAGAGTTCGTTCACTCAAGCAACAAACTTTGCTGGCTTCTGCATTAACCAGTGAAGAGCGTAGACAATTCGAGCAGCAGATTCAAATTGCAGACATCCTTGAGAATGCAAAAGGCTTAACAGATGATCAACTCAAAGCTGAGCTTCAGGCAACGATTGCTTTGCATGATCAAGAAAATGCTACAGCAGCTATTAATAGGGCTAATGAGCAAAGGCGGAAAGATGAGAACGATATGGCTAAGAAATTGAAAGAGCAGCAAAACACAATCACTGAGCTGGACAGAATCTATGAATCAATTGGCCAATCTATTTCTACCGGCGTCGTTGATGCTTTGTCTGCTGCCGTTGATGGCACCAAGGCACTGGCCGACGTTGCCGCTGACACGCTGCGAAACATTGCCAATATCTTGTTGCAGTTTGGTGTCAACACTGCGCTAGGCGGCATCCCTGGAATGTCTGCTTTCTTTGGTGGTGGCAAGGCTAAAGGCGGCACGGTTACGGGTGGTCGCTCTTACATGGTCGGTGAAAAAGGCCCTGAGCTATTTACGCCTGGTCGTACTGGCAGCATTGCACCATCAGGCAGTTTCGGTGGAGCTAACGTTGTTGTAAACGTCGATGCTTCTGGATCGCAGGCACAAGGCAACCAGCCAAACGCCAAGGCACTGGGCGCTGCTATTGGAGCGGCAGTACAGGCTGAGCTAGTCAAGCAAAAACGTCCTGGAGGCTTACTGAGCTAATGGCAACCTTCCCATCAATCAGCCCGACTTATGGCGTGCAGAAACGCAGTGCGCCTCGTGTGCGTGCAATTCAGTTTGGTAGTGGCTACCAGCAGCGTGCGCAGTTTGGGATACAGCAAAATCCAAAGGTCTATAACCTGACCTTTGAAGTATCAGAGACTGACGCTGACACGATCGAAGCGTTTCTGGATGCACGCGCTGCGGTGGAAAACTTTAACTTCACACCACCAGGCGAAAGCAGTAGCAGCAAGTTTATTTGCCGTGAATGGTCTAAATCAATCCCGTATCTGAACCGGGCTACTGTTACGGCTACGTTTGAGCAAGTCTTTGAGACCTGATGGCTTATCCGTATTACAACGTTGACGGCACCAAGTCGATTCACGCTTGGCAGGCGAGTAGAGAGTATGTGATTGGTGATGTAGTTCGTGCTAATCCATCAAAGGGCAACACTCTTGCTTTTAAGTGCATTGAATTAGATGCTGTTGCTCCTGGCGAAAAACCTAAATCAGACACCGAAGAATTTTATGCAACCTTCCCTGAAAACGAACCATCGTTTCCGTTCAAGATTACGCAAACGCTTCAAGATGGCGATATTACTTGGGAAGCGTTTGAACCGTTAGCAGAAGAGCTGCTGCGCCTTGCGCCAACTGCAATTATTGATTTGTTCGAGATCCAGCTAACTGAAGCTGTCAATGGTGTAAATGATATTTTGCATTATCACGCTGGCAAGAACGGGTTGACGGAAGACATTAAATTTGGCGGCCAAACCTACCCTGCGGTTCCTGTAGAGATCGACGGTTTTGAATTTTCCGCGAAAGGCACGCTGCCAAGGCCAACACTACGGGTTGCCAATGTCAACAATGCAATCACTAGCTTAATGCTGCTATACAACCCACTAGCAGCAGAAGTCAGACGTATCCGCACGTTCGTCAAATTTATCGACACAACAAACTTTGACGCTAATCCGACGTTTACCAAAGAATCAGATGTCGAGGACGTTTTGATCACGCAAGGTGGAGACACCTTGATCGAGCAGACATTTAACGACACTGCTGACCCTGATGCCAAAATTGTTGAGACGTGGTACATCGACAGGATTTCGTCTGAGAATCCGCAATTTGTAGAGTTTGAGTTAGCGCCAAAACTTGATTTAACAAACTTAGCTTTACCTCGCAGGACTATTGAAGAGTTTTGTCCGTGGACCTATCGCGGTGGCAGGGAGTGCCCTTACGTTGACGACGCTTGTTTTACAATCGACGATCAACCGATTACGACGGGTACGCAAGCACAAAAAGAAGCTGCGGATGTTTGCGGCAAGAGATTGTCTAGTTGCCAGGCGAGATTTCCTGATAGAGAGAAGCTGCCTTTTGGAGGATTTTATGGCGCAAGACTTCAAGCCTGAAGCCGAAAGGCACGCGCACGCCAAATCGCCTGAGGAGTCATGCGGCTTGGTTGTCAATAGCAGTTACTTCCCTTGCCGCAACATTGCAAATGATCCAAGGTCAAATTTTGTTTTAGAGCCTGTCGACTATGCGCGTGCTATGTATTTTGGAGACATCGAAGGTGTCGTCCACTCGCATCCAGACGGTACTCCAGTTAGTGAAGCAGACCGTAAAGCTTGCACCCAAACCGGATTGCCCTGGTTCGTATATTCTGTCCCTGACCAGCAATGGCTGACTATCGAGCCCTAATTGGTCAGCATTGGGAGTACGGCAAGCAAGATTGCTACACGCTGGTTCGGCAATACTACGAGCTGATTGGCGTCAAGCTGCCAGACTTCCCGCGTCCTGAGGATCTTGGCACGACAGACAGCATTTTTTTGCGTAACGCAAAATCACTAAAGTTTAAGCCTGTCGCGTTAGACGATCGACAGAAGAGCGATTTGTTGGTGATGCGCCTTGGCACGAGAACACCAATGCACGGTGCGATTTATGTAGGCGACGACAAGATTCTGCACCAGCGTGTGGACAGCATCAGTGCGGTGGAACCCTTACGGCAGTATTATCGCAAGAGGATTGCGGCTGTGTTTCGTCATGCAACTTGTCATGCTGGCAGGTGAGCTGGGCGAGAAGTACGGCAAGCACCACGAGTATTACAACCTGCAGACGCCAGCAGATGCGATCAAGCTGCTGTGCATTAACTATCCAGCGTTGAAGCAGGACATGATGCAGGCGCACCATAACGGTGTTGGGTACAAGGTTGTCCAAGGTGGTGCCGCGATGGGATATGACGAGCTACAGCTGCCGTTTGGCAGCAAGCCATTGCTTGTGGTGCCTGTGATTTCTGGTGCGGGTGGTGGCGCTACCACGCAGATATTGGTTGGTGTTGGTTTAGTTGCCGCGTCGTTTTTGTTTCCTGGCGCAGGTTTGTTTGGCGCTTCAGCTTTTGGCGGTTCGATAGCTGCTGCAAGCACATTGACAGCTGTTGGCACAGGCATCAGCGCAGTCGGCGCAAGCTTAATTCTCTCTGGCACTGCAAGTCTGATTTCACCACAGCCACAACTTGGCAACCTCGGTGCTAACAGGATCAGAGGCGAAGGTACAAACGTGCGCGGTCCTGGCCCTGACGGTATTACACGCGGTGCAATGGGTCATGCAAATTACGCGTTTACGGGACCAGCTAACACTGTCGGAACTGGTGCAACAGTGCCTGTTATCTACGGTCGTGTTATTGCAGGCAGTCACTTGCTAGCTGCCAATCTTGTCGTTTCTGATGATTCAGACCCGCTAAAAACAACAACGCAAGCGCCAGGCATAGACACATTCAGAATTAACGGTGAGCAAGTAAGTCAAAAGCTAGAGAGCCACGGCGGGCTCAAAGGACGAAAGAAAACTATTGAGATTAAAGGGACTGACCCACAAGAACAGAAAAGAATCTTTGTTGACAAAAAATTTGGACCTTCTGGCGGTGATGCAACTCTTGAGATAGAGCAAACAGTTGTAAGCGCTAAATTAAAATACAAAAAAACCGAAACCGTAAGAAAAAAACTTGATATTTTATTTAAAATAGACAGAGGCTTGTTTGACTATGTTGCTGGCGAAGGCTCAACTATTATAGATGGTTTTATTAGATACAGAATTACTGTTCAATTAACAGGAACTGATCCTGACCCAACTGTTGCAAGTGCTGACGTCACTGTCCAGGGTCTTCTCACAGAAAGCAAAAAAGACAACATCGTGTATGGTCACAGACTGCAAATGCCAAAGGTCTCGGATCGAAACGAAGTCAGGGTTAAAGTTGAGATTATCGATGCCGAGGTGCATGATGATGCAAGGCTGATCTTTCATGCTTACGGCTACGGACTTTTGGACGGAAACGACTGACTTGCTATGGCTCTCAACTCTAAGACCACGCTTAAAATCATTGACGCCCTATGCGAAGGCCCGATTGAGGGTTTGGTAGAGACAGGAGACCGTGAAAAGAAAAGCGTTTTTTTAAACGAAACAATAGTAACGCGTCAACAGCTTACTGATAGAACTGTTCAATTTTTGACAAAGGAAGGAACAGGCACGCAAGGCACGTTTGAAGAAGGTTCTACCTTTGAAGATCAACAAACAACAATTATTGATGTCAATCGGGAGATTGGGTCTAGCTATAGCGAAGAGTTGACTTCAGACAACAAAGTTAAAAGCCGGAATTATGGCAAGGGCCAAGTTGTGCAAGCCATAACCCAAACAGACATTGATTTTGTCGAGCTTGTTTTTACTATACCAAAGTTGTTTTGCGTAGCTGAAGAGGGCTTGGCGCGTGGGCAACTGTTTTTTGCTCAAATCAAGCTGGAGTTGCACATTTGCGGGGTCGATGGCGCTTGGGGGAAGCCGATAGACATAGAGGTTGAAAGTCAGGAAAAGAAAAACATAATTAAAGGGATATGCACTTCAGCCTATCAATTTAAGACTCAGGCTATTGATTTAACGGGCAAAAAAGGGCCTTACAAGATAAGAGTTCGTAAGATTGAGTTTAATGAGCCTGAGGATGCGTTTGAGATTTCATTCAGAGACTTTGAGGACGTTCCAAAGAAAACTCCTATAGCTAGCAAGCGTGCTGATCAAATTCTGTTGACAAGCATAATTGTCGGTAAAAAATTTGGCACGGCCTTTCCGCACACAGCGCTTGTATCTCTCAGCTTGGACGCAGAAGAATACAGCACATTACCTGCAAGAGCTTATGACGTAAAAGGCCTGAAAGTACAAATACCATCTAATGCAAGTGTCGAAAAAAGTGGCAGGTTGAAATTTGATAATGTGCCATTTGACGGCAGCTTGCAGGAAAATAGGGCTTGGACAACGTGTCCTGTTTGTTGCTTTTATGATTTGCTCACCAACAAGCGTTATGGTGCTGGTGACTTTATCAATGAATCAAACCTTAACTGGGTTGATCTAATTGAAATTGCCAAATACTGCAACGAACAAGTTGAGTATGTAGATGATCAACTTCAAACACAAAAAGAGGCCCGGTTCGCAATCAACACAGTTATTGGTTCGCAGGCTGAAGCCTTTAGCGTTTTGCAGGACATGGCCAGCGTTTTCCGTGGGATGTTGTTCTGGAAGTCAGACAACGTACAGATTGCTGCAGACCATGGAGAGTTAAACGACACCGTTGAATCCGCACCAAAGAACGTGCCTGCGATTCATGTATTCAGCAATTCAAACGTTGTTAACGGCAGTTTTTCTTATAGCGGATCGTCACTAAAAACACGCAGTACAAGGGTGCGTGTACGGTACAACGATCCTGACAACTTCCATAAGCCAAACTTTATCTGCATAGAAGATAGGAGCCTTATTGATAAATATGGCGTACAAGAGAAAAGCGTCGTTGCGTTTGGCTGCACGTCTAAGCATCAGGCTCAGCGTATGGGGCGGTGGATCATGCAGTCTGAAAAGCTGCATGACGAAACGGTAACGTTCTCAGTTGGCCTCGAAGGCTTAAATGTCTTGCCTGGCCAAGTGTTTGAGGTGTCAGATGAGATGCGTTTTGGCACGCGATTGGCTGGCCGCATCGTTGGCGTTAGTAACGACAGCACGCCTCCATTTGTCCGTATAGATCAAACAGCGTCTTTGCCATCTGGCACAAACAATAAACTGACTGTTGTCATGAAGGATGGCTCGATTGAGACGAGAGATATTGCAAGCGTAAGTGGCAATGAAGTAAGGCTTGCGTCTGCCTATACGCAAGTGCCGCCTGACGATGCGTTATATGCAATCAAAAATGATTCTGCCGTTCTGTCTAAATACCGTTGCTTGTCAGTTGCTGAGGGTGAAGAGGGAACGTATGCGGTTGTAGGCGTCAAGCATGTAGATGGTATTTACAGGGTTGTTGAAGATCCGTCTGCAAAGCTTAATTCACCAAATCCGTTTTTCTTTGGGGCGGAGCCAAGCACACCTACGGATGTGAAGATTACGTTCCAACAGATCGATGACGGGCGGAACACAACGAATCGGGCAACAGTTTCTTGGACGCGTGGTTTGTCTGGTTCTGTTATCAGTTTCAAGATTCGATTCAAAGTTGGCGATGGCGGCAACTGGATTAACCAGACCACAAATAACAACTCGATTGACATCAGCACAGGACTTGTGCCTGGTAAGCAGTTGATTGTGCAGGTTAAGGCAATAGGGCCTGATCCTGACCGCAAAGAGTCTGCTTATTCAACCGGAGTAACTAGGGAGATACCGGTTGGTGGAACGAGTGACGACTCGTCAGACCTAGCGCAAGTCACTTTGCCTCCAGACCCAGAAGACGTCACTATTGAAGCTATTGGTGTCGATCAAGTTGCATTGCGTTGGGGCGCAACAGCAAGCGGCCAAAAACTTGAAGGGTTTATTGCTGTCATTAAGCACTCATCCAAAACCGACGGCAGTGGGTCGTGGGCAAACAGTTCTATTCTTCGCAAGATTGAAGCACGAACGACATCGGTTGTACTGCCTTTGTTAAACGGTGAGTACCTTATTAAGTTCCAGAATGAGCAAAGACTGCGTAGCGCCAGTGCGGTCAGCGCAATAATCAACATCCCGGACGGCATTCCTCGTCTTAACCATGAAGTAATCAGAGAAGATCAACTTGCCAATGAGTTTGGCGGCGACAAGGTTGGTGTTTACTACAACCAAGACTATGACGGTTTGATTCTTGATGGAGACGCATCGTTCGATGCTATTTCAAACCTTGATGGTTTTACTGCAAACATTGACAGTCATTTTGGAACGCAGCTTGTTCGCGGCGAGTATTTCTTCCAAAAAACAGTAGATCTTGGCAATAAATTTAGCGTGCGTATACAGCGTGTGTTGACGACCAGAGGCCTATACGCAAGCGACTTGATTGATGATCGTACAGAGCTAGTCGATACATGGTCTGATTTTGACGGTCTCTTGCCTGACGATACAAACGTTGAGGTGTATTTTCGCAAAAACATTGATAGTCAAAATTCATTGACTCCAGCAGGGTTGACGGGCGACATTGCATTGGAAGACGGCTCAAAGATTTTGCAAGAAGACAACAGCAGCAAATTTAATCGTGAAGCGGTGCTTGAATTTGAAGACTGGATACCACTAGAAAATAATGCGTATGCGGGGCGGTTCTTTCAGTTCAAAGCTGTACTGACAACGGACCATGTTGATCAGACGCCGATTGTGGATCAACTGGGAGTTACGTTGCAGTTTGAGCGTCGAACGGAAAACAGCACAACCTTTAGTTCTGAATCGCTTCGCACGCTGCGTGACAATGATCCTGAAATCTTGACAGACGTAGTGTTTATAAATGCGTTTTATGCAGACGCCGACACAGAGGTCACTGTTGGAATTACTGCCTTTGGGCTACAGAGCGGCGATTATTACAGGATCACCAACTTGACAGGAGCTGGATTTGACATTGACTTCTACGACAGCAGCAACACTGTTATTGACAGAAATTTTCAGTACACTGCGATAGGATACGGAACAAAGCAGTCTTAAGGCGTCGCTATGGCTCAGGCAGATGGAGTTGTCGCAAACGCTAGTGGTGCAGCCGTAAGAGCTGACATCAACGATCAACTGGCGGCTGTTTTTACGAACCACAGTGGCGCAACTCAGCCAGCCACCATTTCGGCCCATCAATGGTGGTATGACGAAGCCAACAACATTTTAAAAATTAGAAATGATGCAGATAGTGGCTGGATAAATGTCATTGATTTCAATACAGGTGCAGAAGGGGCCCTTCATGTACCGCTTGGCAGTACATCAAAAACGGCAATTCGTCCTGGTGCTGACGATGATTCAGGGTTTATTTTTGCCAAAGATAGTGGAAACAACCATCATGGTTTTTCCTTTGTTAGTGGCGGAACTGAGTGGTTAAAGTTTAATCCCAGTACAACTCAGCCAAACCCAACTCTAAATTGGAAAACGTCCCTCACCACAAACATCGCTGATTACAGCACTCAGAACGCTGATGCTGACGGCGTGCAATTTGTGCAAAGCGGTGGTATTGCATTTACTCGTTTTGCGGCACAACCTGTAACTGTAAATCGTGTCGCCACTGGTGGTGGTTCGCTTATTGCTTTCAATCGAGCTGGCAGCAGTGAAGGCAATATATCAGTTAGCGGAAGCACCGTAAGCTACAACGGTGCTCACTTGTCTCGATGGTCGCAACTACCAGGCAATGCGTCACGAATTGAGATTTTACGAGGCAGTGTCTTGACTAATCTTGACGAAATGTGTGAATGGGGTAATGAGGATAACGAGCAATTGAACCGCATGGAAGTAAGCAGCGTCGAGGGTGATGTCAATGTTTCAGGCGTGTTCCAATGTTGGGATGATGATGACCAAGTTTATGTAAATGATTTTTATTGTGCAATGACTGGTGACTTTGTCATTCGTGTTGCGCAAGGGACAACAGTTGCACGCGGTGATTTGTTAATGTCTGCCGGTGATGGAACGGCAAAACCACAAGGCGACGACATTGTCCGTAGCAAGACTGTGGCAAAAGTCACTAGCACTGTGGTTTCCGAGACTTATGGCGATGGAAGCTACTGTGTCCCTTGTGTACTAATGGCTTGCTGAAATGGCTGACAGAAAAATCTCAGAGTTAATTGATTTAACTGCTCCGGCTGACGGCGATGAATTTGTTGTCGTTGACATAAGTGAAGCAGCTGACGCAAACAAAAACAAAAAAATCACGTTCCAAAACCTTCACAAGACTGTTGGTGATGGAACGGCGTCGTCTCCATCAATCAGTTTTTTAAGCGATTCTGGTGTTGATGGGTTTTTCAAGCCTGCTCAGTCTGAAGTAGCTGTTGCTGTTGGTGGTGCGTATAGCAGCAAGTTCACTACAGCTGGGTTTCAGGTAGGCACTGGAACGGCAGCAGCACAGCTGCACCTGTTCAGCACCGACACGACTGATCAGGTCATCATCGAGAACACTGATGCTGGTCTGGATACAGCGCCTGATGTGGTGTTGTATCGCAATTCAGCGTCTCCTGCTGCTGATGACTTTCTCGGCAACCTGGAGTTTAGAGGCAAAAACGACGCTGCTGAAACCATTGCCTACGGCCAAGTTTTCACAAAAATAGCTGACGTAACTGATGGCAGCGAAGATGGCACGCTTCAGCTAATCACAATTGCTGCTGGCACCTCAGCTGCTCGTGTAACAGTAAAAAGCGACAAGGTTGGCATCAACGAGCCTGACCCACAGCATCCGCTTCACATTACGGAGTCGATCGCAAACACTGGTTTGTTCATCGAGTCAGCAGAAGCGGTCAGTGTCAGTGCTGCTGACATCACGCTGTATCACCACAGAGGTAGCAGCGTTTCTGGTCAAGACGCAGACGTCTTAAGCAGCATCAACTTCCAAGGCAACAACGACGCTTCAACACCAGAGCAGATTCTGTTCGGCAGTATTTCAGCCAGCATCGTTGACGCCAGTGACACGACCGAAGACGGCAAGCTTGATTTCAAGGTGCAGTCTGCTGGAACATTGACGAGCATGGCTGCGATCACAGCAGCAAACGTCACGCTTGGCAGTCGTCCAATTTTGCCAACGCACACGCCATCATCAGCGACTGCCACTGGTACGGCAGGAGAAGTGGCGTGGGATGCAAATTACATCTATATCTGTACTTCCACGAATGCCTGGAAACGGGTTGCTATTTCGACTTGGTCGTGATGGCTGTAGCATTAGCAGGAGGTTGAGGGGTCATGGCAAACGCGAAGATCACTGATCTCACTGAGCTAACAGCAGTTCAGGGATCTGACGTGCTGCCGATTGTTGACACGCTCAACGATCAGACCAAGAAAGTCACTGTGACCAATGTGGTTGCAACTGGCCTTGGTACAGGAGTTATTACAACTGCCAAGATTGCTGACGATGCCGTCACTGCGGCAAAACTTGAGGACACAACAGTCACGGCAGGGAGCTACACGGTTGCCGATATAACTGTTGACGCGCAAGGTCGCTTAACAGCCGCGTCTAACGGAACAATCACGTTGGCTGATGGATCAGTCACTTATGCCAAGATTCAAGATGTCAGCGCAACTGACAAGTTGTTGGGCCGTAGCTCTTCTGGCGCGGGTGACGTAGAGGAGATTACATGCACTGCGGCTGGCCGTGCATTGCTTGATGATGCAGATGCTGCTGCACAACGTACAACACTTGGTCTGGCGATTGGCGTTGACGTACAGGCTTTCGATGCTGACACCGCCAAGCTTGATGCTACGCAGACTTTCAGTGCAGCGCAGACGTTTACAGCGCAGTCAGTTCATAATGGCGGAATTGATTGCAACGGCGCTGTAGATATTGACGCGAACGTTGATGTTGCTGGATCATTTAATATCAATGGACCATACAAGCAAGTTGCAGAGGCTGTTTCTGCGCTAAACATTGATCTAAGCACCGGCAACTATTTTACGAAGACGATTAACGGCAACTCGACGTTCACCTTTAGCAACCCCCCGGCTTCTGGAACGGTCGGTAGCTTTACGCTTGAACTGACCCACACCTCTGGAACGGTGACTTGGCCTACGTCAGTCAAGTTTCCGGCAGATACCGCACCAACACTTACGACGGGTAAGACCCATCTGTTTGTGTTTGTCACTGACGATGGCGGTACGCGCTATCGCGGTGCAGCTCTTGCTGACTACGTTACCTAAGTCCAATGGCGATCCAGCTTAAGCGCAGCAGTACAGCTCACAAGCGGCCGACTCCATCAGCGATGTCGGCTGGCGAAGTGCTGGTCAACAACAATGCAGCATCACCTGGTCTGTTTTTTAAGGGCAGTGATGGTGCTTTGGTCAAAGCTGGCCCTGTCCATATTGGTAGCAGCGCTCCAAACGCTTCACCTGCCGGTCAATCTGGCGTTCAAAAGGGTGAGCAATGGCTTGATACGAGTGTCACCCCAAACAAGCTGAAGGTCTATGACGGCACTCAATGGGTTTCGACAACGCCTACGGTGTCAGAAGGCGGTCAGGGTGCAATTCTTCAGAACCTGCAAACTATCGACGCTGATGTAACTTTGACGAGTTCGTATAATGGCTTTAGTGTTGGACCGGTTGCGGTGGACACTGGCGTCACAGTCACTGTTTCAGCCGGGTCTACCTGGCACATCATCTAAATCATGTCCTACGGAACAGTCAAAGTCAATCAGATCACGACCAGCACCCAGACGGTGACGGTCGATGATTTGACGGTAAACGGTCTTACGTCGTCATCTATCGGCAGCACGGTCCAGGGCTACGATGCTGACACGACAAAAAACGACGTTGCTAACACGTTTACAGCCCTGCAAACGTTGAATGCGGGACTTGCGGTAGATGGGCCATATAAGCAGGCAGTAGAAGCTGTTAGCTCTACTTCCATCGACTTATCCACTGGAAATTATTTTACGAAGACGATTTCTGGCAACACCACTTTTACGTTTACCAACCCTCCGTCGTCTGGAACGGTGGGCAGCTTTACGTTAGAGCTGACGCATTCTTCTGGAACGGTGACGTGGCCATCTTCAGTGAAGTTCCCTGCTGATACTGCACCGACTTTGACTGCTGGCAAGACTCATTTATTTGTGTTTGTGACAGATAATGGCGGTAGCCGTTATCGCGGCGCTGCACTTGCTGATTACGTCAACTAAAGAAGAACATGGATCCGATTACCACACAAGTCACGCTTGGAGCCGCTGGAGCGGGTGGGGTAGAAGATTATTGGATTGCAACGTACACAGGAGGCTACGGCCGAGGCGTGGATATTGATAGTGATGGAAATGTCTATACCACTGGTAATTTTTCAGAATCTGGTGAAAATAGAATATGGATTACAAAACATGATGCTTCAGGAGTTATTCAGTGGCAACGCAGGCTGACCGGTCTATCTAATGAAAGTGACACGGTTTCTGATCTAGCAGTTGATAGCTCAGGCAATGTTTATATTGCTGGTTTTACCAAGTCTTATGGCGCAGGAGATACGGATGTTTATCTTGCAAAATATAATACTTCAGGGGTTATTCAGTGGCAACGCAGCTTAGGTAGTACGGGCGATGACCGAAGTTTTTCTGTAGCAACTGACAGCTCAGGAAATGCTTATGTCACTGGCTACGACCTGGTAGGCACTGGAAGCCGTGATGTTATTACTGCCAAATATAATAGTTCAGGAACTTTGCAATGGCAGCGCAATTTACAAGGGATAAATCCCAATAATGTTAGCGACGAAGGTCATGGCATAGCAGTAGACAGTTCGAGCAATATCTATGTTGCTGGATACCATCGAGATCGTACCACTAGTACTTACCACAATGGTTTGCTTATCAAATACAACTCTTCAGGCACTATCCAATGGCAACGGAGCCTGACCACATCAGGCTTACTAGAAGAGCAATTTCTCGCTGTAGCAACTGATAGTTCAGGAAATGTTTATGTCACTGGCTTCACTGGTGGAACAGGCGCAGGCAATGAAGATATTTTGACTGCGAAATATAATTCTTCAGGCACTCTTCAGTGGCAACGAATTTTAGGCGATATACAGAACGACAACGGCTTCGGGATAGGAGTTGACGGCTCAAGCAATGTTTATGTCCTTGGAATTTACAGGGAGCCCAGCACCAACAACCGTTTCTTGATCGCAAAATACAATTCATCAGGCACTATTCAATGGCAACGCCAATTAACTACTTCATCCTCTGATACACCCGATGCAATAGCAGTTGATAACGCAGGCAACGTTTATGTTGTTGGAGGCACGGGCAGCACAGGTATAATCGCAAAACTTCCTGGCGACGGATCATTGACTGGTACATATGGCAGCTTTACATACTCTTCCGCGTCGCTGACATCCGCCACATCTTCACTAAGTAGCTTTACTCCATCTATTAGCGATTTTGCGGCGTCGCTAACCAGCTCTTCTGCATCGCTTACTGACGCTGCTGCCAGTTTCACCTCGTCCACCACCACTCTCTAAGGACATGGCTTTCGCTTTTATCACTGACAACGCTATTGAGCAGTATCCAGTCGGATCTGTTGAAATCAAAAGGCGTTTTCCTGGCACAAGTTTTACGGTGCCTCTGGAGGGTCAAGACCTTTCAAAATTTGGTGTTGCCGAAGTCGCATTAACCGATCAACCAACAATCGATCGCAACACGCAAAAATTTGAGGAAGGCACGCCTGTGCTCGACGGCAGCACCTGGCGTCAGGCCTGGAACGTTATCGAGCTGTCCACTGAAGAGCTGCAGCAACTTGAAGACACTAAGGCAGCTTCAGTTCGTGCAACACGCAATCAGAAGCTGACTGATACTGACTGGACGCAGATGGCTGATAGCCCCTTGGCTTCTGACAAGAAAACTGAATGGGCTACTTATCGCCAGAGTCTGCGGGATTTGCCGACAGCTGGCGGTTTTCCTCATACGATGACTTGGCCTGAAGAGCCGTCCTGATGCAACGTCCTGACCCAATGATTGCTGGCAAGCCAGGCGCAGAAGACACCGAAGCAATGTCTAATCGCATGGCTTGGCTGGAAGAATTGTTTTTCCTTGATGGGCGCGACATGATCAGCCATCCGCAGCATGGTCTGTTTACGGGCTTGGCGAACAAGTACAAAAATCTGCAGTCCACAGATGGCTACTAGCGATGGCCGTTATAGTGGTTTGAGGAGGTGACTCATGGCTGTCAACCCTGGAACCTATAACTTCGAGGTGCAGCGGGCAGCAGACTGGTCTGTGCTTCTGCAATTTAAAGACAGCAGCAATGCTGCGATCAATCTGACAGGTGCCACGGTTGCTGCTCAGGCGTGGGACAAAACGCGAGCTACAAAATATGCTGACTTTGGCGTCGCTTATACAAGCCGCAGTAATGGCCAAGTCACCATCAGCTTGACTGACACACAGACGGCTGAGTTTCCCGACTCGCTTTATTACGACGTATTGGTCACAAATTCTGCAGGGACAAAGGAGTATTACTTAGAAGGGATTATTACTGTCGATCAGTCGTATACAAGATGACACAAGTTAACGTCACCACTCAGAAGAACACAGTCACGGTTAATACCAGTGGCCAGCTGACGACAGTCACGGCTACTACTGCTGGGCCGCAAGGCCCTCCAGGCGACTTTGATTTAGTTCAGTCCAGCAAGGTAGACAAATCGGTCATTTACTATGACCAATCAGCCGATACTTTTCGTGCTGATAATGTTTACACTACTGAGACACTTACGGATGGCGGGTCGTTTTAGACACCCATCTTTTTACGCCTGGATATTCCCACCATCCTTGAGTCATGTCTAACACTATTAGGATCAAACGCCGCACGTCAGGTGCAGCGGGAGCGCCAAGTTCTTTGGCCAACAGTGAACTCGCCTTCAATGAAGTTGGCGATGTTTTGTACTACGGAAAGGGCACAGGTGGTGCCGGAGGAAGTGCAACAAGCGTCGAAGCTATTGGCGGTTCAGGTGCATTTCTTGCCCTAACTGGCACTCAAACTGTTGCTGGCAGCAAGACGTATTCAGGCACTTTGATTGCGCCTACGCAAAGCGGTGGTGATAGCTCCACCAAAGTTGCAACCACCGCCTATGTGCAAGGCGAGATTGGTTCGTTCATCACTGGCAACGAAACAATCACGTTCAGTGGAGCAGCTACTGGTTCTGGCACAACTAGCGTTACCCTGACGCTTGCAAATAGCGGTGTTTCTGCTGGTACGACCAGCGGCGTCACTGTCAACGCTAAGGGTCTGATCACTGGTATCACTGCACTTGCAGCAAGTGATATTCCGACGCTGACTGCTGCCAAGGTCAGTGATTTTGACACCACTGTTCAGGCAAACCGTCTCGATGAGATGGCTGCACCGAC